GCCCAGAACGCGCCGGACACCTCGTCTGGTGTCGGTGTCCCGGTCGGCAACGTCGGCCCGGCGATCGCGACCCCCAACAGGTCCTGACAAGTTGCCGTTTCGGTCTCGATCGCGTACTGCGCCGCCAGGTCGCTGATGACGAGGTCCATGATCTGCGGCTGGGTCCAGTCAACGTCCTGGCGGGACACGTTGACGTACCCGCCATAGGTGCTTGGGCTGACCGGGATTTTGTTGATCGTCATCTTTTGGGACGCCAGCTCGGTTTTCTCACACGTCTGTGAGCTGACCTTGGTGTGTCCCACGACCATCGGCCGAGACCACGACCCGCCAGGCAGCTGCCGCGGGCCCAGCACAGTGACGACCGGTCGGCTCTGGTCGACGAAGTTGACGACCGGCCCGAGGATCTGCTCGGGCAACAGGCCGGGGTTGTCCGGTGTGGTCTGGTGCGCCGCGGCGCGTTTGAACAGGTCCAGGCGTTGCGCGGCGTCCTCGATCCCGAGACCGGCGCGCCACACGTCGACGATGTACGCGCCGGCAGACCGGTACTCGATCGACCGGGGGGCGTCGGGGTCGCGCGCCTGCCGGAACTCCTCGGCGATCTTGGCGGTCACCTTGCGAGACTCGCCGGCGATCTTCGCCGCCTCTCTTAGCGGCGCGACCTGCTGTTGGATTGACTCGATCCGTTCGCGGGTGCGGGCCAACAGCGTCATTTCCTGTTCGGTGAGGTCGCGTTCGTTTTTCTGCGCGTCCTCGACGAGGTTGTCGATGAACTGGGAGCGCTCCTCGATCTCGCCTTGGAGGCGGGCGAGGAGAGCGTCTGATGCGCCCATTACGGGGGTCCTTTCAAAGCGTCGGGTTAGTGACGCTCCGAGACTGCGTTCCCCGCGACAGCCGGCCCGCCCTGCGGTCTACAACGGCTGGTAGTTCAGCGGTTCAGAGCAGGATCGGATGCTACACGGTCAGCCAGCATCCACGAACGAACGAGATCAAGGTTCGGGGTTGCGGACACATTTGCTACGGCCGGCACCGCGGACCGGACGGCGAGCACTTCCGCGCCCGGGTAAGCGGGCGCCGACGTCATCGCGATGTGCTCGAGCCAGGCGCGGGTGATCTGGTAGCTGTCGCGGTTCTGCCATCGCATCCCGCCTTTCATCGGCAGGAATCCGGCGGACGCGCCGAGGCATCCGTCGGCGGCGAGCTCGAGTGTTTCGTCACCGAGTGGCGTCCGGGAAATCTTGACGTCCGCCAACAGGCCTCGGTCGTTGGCAGGGTGAAACGTCACGGCCCGCCCGATCGTTTGCATCCGCTGGTGCTCGCGGTTGACCCTGACCCGGTTCGCTCTCCGTTCGATCCCGTCAAACGCGCCGCGGGCGATGGTCTCAGTGACTGCCCGGCCCTGCCATTTGACGTCCGCGGACTCTTCGTAGGGGATCACGACCAGTTTGATAATCCGGTCGGGGTAGGACACGTCGACGACCTCCGCGGCCCGCTGCCACGGCTCCTCGTCGATCGGCGCGTCCTCGACGGCGAGCAGGTCGAGCTCCTCTGTTGGCTGGTCACTCAACGGTGGTCACCTCCGGGGATGGCAGACCTGCAGCGCCGGCAACCCGGAAGCGCTCCGCGGCCCGAATCTCCTCAACCGACAGCACCGGGTTGCCCTGCTGGTCAACGATGCCGTTGAGGATCTGGTAGGTCTGCGCCCGCTGATACGGGTCCGACTGGACGTAAGCGTCCCGGTTGACCTCAACCGCCGCGCCGCGGGGTAACGCCCATTCCGATATGGCGGCCATCACCGCCTGGGCCTTCGGTCGCAGCCCGGCGCGCCAGTGATAGTCAAACAACCCCGAAGCGTTTGAGTATACCAGGCTGTTGTCAGCGCCGGAAGGCAGGCCGACCAAGTACGGCGGAACGCCCAACAGCACCGCGATCCGCGACTCGGTCAGTTGCGCGAGCTCGACTAGCGCCATGTCCTTCGGACTGATTCGCCGCTGCGCCGCTTCATGTGTCACCCCGCCCGATAGGACCGCCGGCTCCCCCAACGCGCTCTGCCGCGCCGCGACCCATTGGGCCTGCAGGTCCTGGGATTGTTTCGCGGTCAGCTTCTCGGGATGCGTCAGGATCGACACCGGCACGCTCCCCGAGTTCACGAACCCCTGCGCGTAGCGCAGCAACGTTTGATCGGCGACCAGCCGGGCGGCGCCGACCTCAAGCGGCCCGTGGCCGTGCAAGTCGTGAACGGTGCTCTTGTACCGGATGTGCAACAGGTCGGCGGTGACGTCCAACGCGCCGATCATGTAGGACCGCAACCCGTTGATGTCCCAGTCGACGCTGACAAACCACGGTGGCACGACGTGAAAACGGGCGGGGTATCCGGTCGCATACCGGGCAGTCGCGATTACGAACACCTCGCCCATTTGATAGTCCCAGAACAGCTGTTTGGCGAACTCTTCCCAGCTGGTATACATGTCCGGGTCGGGGTTCGCAGTCCACGACGCATCCGTCGAATCGGCCGCGCCGACGAGGTACGGTGGCATTGTCGCCAGCACCGAGCTGTTGAGGTCAAGACACATCCAGGCCGTGTCGCTGAGCGTGTCAACCTGCCCGTCACCCCATGCCGGCGTCGCCCATTCATCCGGCCAACCTGACCACGCTGACGGAACGATCGGCGGCGGCAGCCCACTACCGGCTTCGCCCGTGATGACAACGCCGTGTGGGTCGCCCGGTGTTGACGCGGGCGGGCCGACGGTCGCCGGTGGGACGTCAGCGGGGTCGTTGTCGTTCGGGATCTCGTCCGCCGGACGGATACTCCGAATCCTCATGGTCGCCCAATGTTTAGCCGATAACTTGGACAGATGCGAATCTTCGCCGCCCTAACCGTCGTGGTTGCGCTAGCAGTCGCCCCGGCCGTGGCGTCCGCCGCAACCCGTCGACAGGCCACCAACCAGATCGCCCGGTGTATGCGACACGTTGGCGCCGCCCGCGTCATCCGCCACGACAACCGCGGCGGCGTCGCGATGTTCCCACCCCGGCCGTTCACCAGCCACCGGGTCCAATGGGGCGGGTACTTCCTCACCAACGGGCAAGTCAAAGGCACGATCGTCGCGAACGGCGGCCTCACCGCCAAACAGCGCCGAGCAGCGAACAAGTGTTTGCGGCCGTTCAACGGCCGCGCCGTCTAACTACTCGTCCTCAGCCTCAACCGGTTCGGCCTCCGCAGCCTCGACCGGCACCAGGCCGGCGATGATCCGCAGTGCGTCCTCCATCGGCGCGACGTTCTTGACATCCCCCGGCTCGTCCTGCTCGGCGATGTAGTTCGCACCCAACGACAGCATCTGCCCCAACGTGTCCAGATCCTCAGGATCGGTCATCACATCCTCCTAGTAGATCGCCGGTTCCGGCACCGGCTTGTGGGCCGCTAACAGGGCCCAGACTACGGCCCTAACCAGATGCGGCGACCCGAGCGGCAGCAACACCAGGCCCGACGTTGTCTCCCGCACGGTCGCCTTGCCGATCGCGTCGTCGAGCTCAGCGGTCACCGCGTCGTGACAAACCTGTCCGGTCGCCGCCAGGTCGCGTAACAGCACCACCCCAAGACGGGTGTGCGCACCGTGTCTAGGTTCCGCGATCGCCCGCAAGTCCACCGGCAGCCGGTCAAACAACGACGCGCCGACCAGAACGCGCCGCACATCCCGACCGGCCGCCAACGCCTGGACGTCAGCCACCGCCGAATCCCAATTTCCCCGCGGCCACCCATCCACTTCCCACCGACCGTCAACCAGCCGGCGAGCGCACCCCACCGCCGCACCCAACCCATAATGGTCCTCGAGACCGACCCACACCGGCCCGTCCGACTCGCCGACACCGGCCAACCCATCCCACCGCGCCCGGTCGACCAGCACCTCCGCCGGCGCAGCACGCTGCAACACCAACGGCCACTGGTTTAACCACTGCGCCCGGAACGCTTCGACGGGGTCGGGTTCGTCGATGTCGAGCTGCCCGCCGCCCCGAGCCCTTGCCAACGCCGCACCGATCATCTGCTCACGCTGCGCCGTCCAATGCGGCGACGCCGCCCGCCACCCGTCCCGATCACCGAGCTCGGCGCCGCGTGGCGCGGACCATTCAATCAACAGCACCGACTCCGGCGCGTCGAGCGTGTCAAACGCCGTCCGCCGCCGATTCAGCATCAGCGACGTCGCAGCCCTGTGCGCCGTC